GAGTGACGAGCTTTAAATGATGCCCGTCTGGCCTGGTCTGCTGCTGATTCTCCTTTTCGTGGTGGTGAGCCAGATACGCCCTGTTGGCCGAAGCGGATGAGTTTGATAGTGCTGCCCTCTTTGGCGAGGACGGCGTGGGATTTGGTGGGATGGTTGGGGGTGCGCTTGGGTTTGTTGTAGCCCTCGAAGCGTTCGCCGCGATACTCAATCGTCATCTTCGGGTTCCTCGTCGTCGGGGTCGGGGAGGGGTACCAGGATTTCGATGCCATGGGCGAGCATCGTGACGAAGCCGCCCAGGGTTTCGGGGAGGGAGGGGGTTTTGAAGACGAAGGTGGCGTGGGTGAGGCCCTCTTCTGCGTCGATGTCGATTTGGACGCAGCCGCCGTTAATTGTTTGGATGGCCATTAGCGGCTGATTTCCTCCCAATCCATGGATGCGTGTACGTTAGACGTTGACGAGCTGGCCGCGACAATAAGGCTTAGCTCGTAAGGGGTCGTTGTGAGGCCGTTGCGTTCCAGCTGGAATTTGAACAGCGCTTCTTTGAGGATGTCCACGGAGGCTGTGCTTTGGTTGGTGGAGCTGAAATAGCCTTGGGCGAGGATGCGGCCGCCGGTTGTTGCTGTTCCAGTCAGGTTGTATTCGACGCTGGAATCGGTGCCGGCGCTTGTCCACGTGCCTCCGGTGGTTGTGGCGGAAGCAACTACTCGCCAGTTGTAGTTTACGTTGGCTGAGGCGGCCAGTATGGATAAGGCGGTAAGGATTACAATCGCATCTAATGCGGTTGATTTGAGGCGTAAAGAGATGATTGGGTAGTATGTGCCTGCTGTGGCTAGCGCGTGAGGCGAAGTTATTGTTGTGCCAATGGCTTGTTGAAGGCCGCGGAGTTCGTAACCGCCTTCGGAAAGTACAGTTGAACAGACCTGTTTAAGGGTACTGGTGCTTGCTGTGGAAGCAGTATTTGTGATTTCGTAGCGAAGGGGAAGTGAAGCGGTAGTTATATAGGTAGAAGTGATTAGATTGGCGTGGTGGAAGGAGTGGCAGTGGACAAATTTGCCGTTAATGATGAAGCCGAGGCGGACAGTTCCAAGGCCGAGCCATTCGATGTCCATCCATAGAATTTGGGATTTGCTTATGTCAAGGGTTAGTTTGGATGGGCCGGTGCCATCCATGGGGTCGATGTTCCAGGCGGACTGGAGGATGCGGGTTTCGACGAGGGAGCCGGTGGAAGAGCTGCGTTCGACAAAGGAGAGGGTGGTGTTGTCCAGCTCCAGGTACATGCCGTTGGCGGCGCCGTAGTAGCCGATGCGCTGGCGGAGGTTGGTTTTGGCCGGACTCAACACAAAAGTGGACATCACCAGCAGGGATTTACCGGGCTGGTAGGAGAAGCATTTTGTGGTTTCGCGGATGACCTCGGAGCCGGAGCTGGTGGTTACGGCGAGGTTGACGAGGCCGGCGTTGGCGTCGAAGGTTGAGGTGCCGCCGGTTGCGGTGGCGGTGGCCCAGAGGCCGTTGTCTTTGTAGCGGTGGCTGGAGTCGAAAAGAGTGAGGGGGGCTGCTGTACGGAGGCGGCCGAAGGCGTCCGTGGCTCCAGAGGCAACGTCGCTGCTGGTTAGGGTGACAGCAGTTGAGGGAGCGTGGACGAGTAAGTCCATTAGATGGCCTCGGCGTAGGTGGTGATGGAGGGAGTGCCGCCGAGGGAGCTGACTAGGCGGACGCGCACAAATTTGCCGGGCGCGTTTAGGAAGTAGCCGTAGGTGCCGTTGGCGGTAAGGGTGATGTCGCCGTTGGTGTTTAGGTTGTAGTAGTTGACGCCAGTGAGGCTGCCTTCCAGGCGAATAATCACGTTGGTGCCTATGCCGCTGACTTCGACCTGGAAGCTGATGGCCGAGGCGGAGTAGCCGATGGCACTTTCGCTAGTTCCAGGGGAAGTTAGCGTGTCGAAGGTGATTGTTTCGTAGCTTTGGAGCCTTTCGTTGGCGGAGGGCATTACTTACCCCGTCTTTTGGCGGTTTTGGCGGAGGCTTTGAAGGCGGCGGCGGTGGGGGCGCCTTTGGAGCCAGGTTTGCGCATTTTTTCGCCGCTTCCGGCAGCGATGCGCTTGCGCTTGGCGTTGATGTTGGCGTAAAGACCGGGTTTAGCCATTATTTTTTACCTTTTTTGGTGGATTTTTTCTTGGGCATGGACATTCCAGCCTCGGAGAGGGCGATGGCGATGGCCTGTTTGCGGGATTTGACCACGGGGCCTTTTTTGCTGCCCGAGTGGAGTTCGCCTTTGCCGTACTCGCGCATGACTTTGGAGACTTTTTTCTGGGCCTTGGTGGGTTTTTTGGCGGCCATAACGTCCCAGGTGGGTTACCACACACGATAGTTGGTCTTGCCCAGGGATTCTGGTTTGGCGAGGTTGAAAGTTTGGAGGCAAAGGTAGCCGAGGGCGTCGAAAGCGTGGTCCACGCCGAGGTTTTTGTTGGGGAGGCCGGTGCCGGGGGCGTAGGTCAGGGTGCGGAGGGATTTGATGAGTTCTTTGCAGCGGGGGTGGATGAAGAGGCGGCGGGTTCCAGAGGCGTCGAGGAGGGCGGTGTTGACGCAGGTGATTTTGTCGCGGATTTTCCAAGGGGAGCGAGGGCTGGAGACGGTGAAGCCGGACTTGCGGAGGATGTTGTGGTCGGTGGCGCCAACGCCGGAGGTTTTGCGGGCGCCGCCGGTGGGGTCGGGGCAGGCGATGATGCGGCGTTCCACGCCGAAGCGGGACTGGATTTCTTCGCAGAGGTCCCAGGTGGTGGCGCCTCCGGTCATGATGACCTCGTCGAAGACCCAGAGGACGTCGCCTTTTTTGACGGCGCAGACGGCGGACATGGGGTCGATGTTGAAGTCGACGCCCAGGAGGAGGGGGAGGACTGGGAGGTCTTGTACCAGCTTGTCGATGTTGTCGTCGGCGAAGCTGATGGCGACGAGGCCGGAGAGATTCTCGAAGCTGGCCTCGAATTCTTGGCGGAAGGTGCGGGCGTCGAGTTGGGCGCGGGCGGCCTCGATTTCCTCCGGGGGGACGTTGTCGCCTTCGATGGTGGTGAATTGCCAGCGGCTCCAGTCCGGGTCGTCGTTTTCGCAGTAACACCAGAGGTCGTAGAACCAGCTGGCGGTGCCGTCCGGGGTGGAGATGAAGAGGGCCCAGCCCTGTTTGTCGGCGAGGGCGGGGCGGATGACCTCGAACCAGACCTCGGCGTCCATGAAGGCGGCTTCGTCGAGCACCACGCCAGCGAGGCTTCGGCCGCGTAGGGCCATGGCGTTTTCGGTGCCTTTTAGCTCAATCGTGCTGCCGTTCACCAGCTCGATCTTGAGGTCGGTCTCGTTTTTGCTCTTGATCCAGGCCTTGGGGACGAGCTTTTTCATCACTTTCCAGGCGATGTCCTTCGCCATCCGGTATGTAGGGGCCGCGTAGAAGAATGTTTCTCCCGGTCGCTCGATCGCCCCACGCAGCAATTCGATACATGAGAGGTAGCTTTTTCCGAAGCGGCGGCCGGCTACCAATACTCTGAAGCGTTTGCGGCTGGAAAATACTTCGCCCTGGGCGTATCTCAGGGTTAGCGCACCAGCAGAATCGGGCATTTGTATTTTTAGGGGTACCTTCTAGGGTAGTACAGAGAATTGAACCCCTGCCCCCCTTGGGCGTGTGTAACAGTAAGAAGAATTGAGAATGTGTCAGTAGGTTCCCTGGCTACCGATTGCCAGCATCAAAAGCCGAACCCTGCCCCCCGCAGGGGGCAAGACTCGGCGTGGTGAAACGGGTTAAGGTCTGATGGGTCCCGAGAGCGTCTCCTGCAGATGGGCGTCTGGCTTAGCAGGTAGCGCCGAGCAGCCGTCTTGCCGTTGTCCGGCTGACGCCTAGGCGGTCTGCTATCCGTTGTTGGGTCCAGCCGCGGGCCCGTAAGCGCCGGGCCCGTTGTTGCTTGGACTCAGTCAACCAAAGTAGAAGGATGACAGGTAGAAGGATCAACGCGGCGATCGCCGCGAGGGTTGTCGTTGCCATGGTGGGGCGGTTGGATGGATGGAAGCGGTGAGCCCGTAAGCTCTCCGGTATTGTATCACAGCAGCGCGGCAACGCCGGCGACGGCGCAAGCTGCGGCAAGGGGCAGGCTGGCAGTGCTGCAGGCTGTGATCAGCAGAACCGCGGCGATGGTGTTGCGCATGGTGGGCGTGGTGTTCCCTCACACAATAGACGCGGCATGGGACCCGGCAAAGCTGCGGCGTTCCAGCGTTCACACTTTGTAACAACCGCGGGGGCTCAGGCTTGCCGCTTGTCTTCCACCGTGATGTTCAGCGTTGGGGCTGCTGCGGTTCCACCGTGATGTTCAGCGTTGGGGCTGCTGCGGCTTGTGATTCCACCCCAGACTCATTGACCACTTTCCCAAGGCTGTCAAGCACTTGCGCGGCAGTCTGCAACTGACCTTTGCGGATCGCTGCGTTGAACAGTTTGGCTCGCATCGTCTGCAACCTTGCGAGCATGTTTTCTCTATCACGCTGCCAGTCTTCGCTGTTCCACTTGTTAACGGCTTCCCAGTCACGCCAAGCTGTCGCCACAGACACACCCTCACGATCGGCGTGTTCTAGAACCAACTGGCGAGCAGACAAGCCATCCAGCTGCCGCCGATAAAGTCGCTGCTGTCGTTGTTCGATCAGCGCGTTAGGGTTCCGCACCCCGTAGGGTCGCGGCTTGTTTGTTACAGCTTCCGGCTGATCTTCCGGGGCTGTGCTGTTAGCTTCCGGCTGATCTGTCACGGTTACAATCCCCAACGGCTTTGGTTCAATCATAGACGCACACTAAAAAGCCCGGCAGGGTAGCCGGGCCGGTAGGGTCTGTAATGTGCCAGTGGTCAACCCTCGCCGAAGTAGAACTGAGCGGCGAACCAC